GACTACTACGGAGAAACGAACTCTTATTATTACGATGTTCAGCAAACTAATGTAAATGGACGAAAAGAACGTATCGTCCAAGGTAAATTTATTGTAAGCCCCGGCATTTCTTTCCACTAGGAGGTATATATGGCTGATAAAATTATTAAAATTATACAAGCCTCTGCTCCTAATATTACGATTAATCATAATCGTGATGGGAAAGATGGCAAAAACGGTAAAGACTTTAAATTTGAAGATTTCACTCCTGCACAGTTAGAGAAACTAAAAGGTCCTAAAGGTGATAAGGGTGAAACTGGTGAAAGAGGTCCTGCTGGTAGTATTGGTCCTCAAGGTCCCGTTGGTCCCAAAGGGGCAGATGGTAATATCGGTCCGATAGGTCCACAAGGTCCAGTAGGTCCAAAAGGTAATGACGGTCAAGCAGGTCCTAAAGGGGCAGATGGTAATGTCGGTCCTATGGGTCCTCAAGGTCCTAGAGGTGTAGATGGTCCTAAAGGTGATGCAGGTGAGCGTGGTCCTATTGGTCCTAAAGGCGAACAAGGTAACATTGGTCCTGTAGGTCCTCAAGGTTTACAAGGCATTCAAGGTGTACGTGGCGAAGCTGGTCCTCAAGGTCCTCGTGGTATTCAAGGGGAAAGAGGTCCTATCGGTCCAATCGGTCCTACTGGTTTACAAGGTCCAAGAGGTGAACGAGGGGAACCTTTTAAAATTAGCTCTATCCAACCATCTGTAGCATCTGTACATAACAACGCTTCTACATTCTCTGAATATAGCCTAGTTATGGTCCGCTCTAATGATGCTGATAACGGTAAAGTATTCGTTAAAAATGGCAATGTAATGGAATACCTCATTACTATGTCTGGCGTTAAAGGTGATAAAGGTGATATTGGTCCACAGGGTCCAATAGGTCCAACAGGACCACAAGGTCCTAGAGGTGTAGATGGTCCACAAGGTTTACAAGGTAATGTAGGTCCACAAGGACCTCAGGGTAACATCGGACCTAAAGGTCAAACTGGTGAAAGAGGACCACAAGGTTTAACGGGTCCAGCTGGTCCTAAAGGTGACAAAGGTGATAATGGTACACAACCAGAATTAACATTTACACTTGCTGAAAATGGTGATTTGTTTGTAGACATTGCTTACTCTAACCTTGCTCCTAGTAATGCAGCGGCACCTAATGCTGTCAATACTAGCTTAACTAAAATGTATGATGTTACATGGGGCGTCGCACAAGCAGGGGCACCGGGTAATGGTAGGGGATATCTTGAATTTAACCCTGCTACTGGTTTTGGTAAATTACACTTAGATATGAAAGTTACTGGAAATGGTTCTGGTAATGGTGGTGTATTATGTTCATTACCTAATAATTCTCCTGTACCTAAGCGGTTACTTGAAGTATCTGTTGATGCTAATAACAATAGCGTGTATGTAGAACCTAACCAACGTAATATCAAAGGTTGGGGCGTAGCAGGTGCTAACAAGCGATATATTTTAGATATTGTTGGTTTCTGGGAAGGAGGTCAGTAATGCCAAGAGTTAAATTAGGTAATATTAAAGGTCCTACAGGCGATGTTGGCAAAAGTGCTTATCAATCTTGGTTAGAGCTTGGTAATACAGGCACAGAGGCTGACTTCATTAAAAGCCTTAAAGGCTCTGCACCAACATTATTCAAGAGTGCAGATAACATTGTTAAGGTATTGGAAATTCCTTTAGATAGTGGTGTAAACCAATGTCAAGGCTTTACATATAGCGAAGAGGCAAATGCTTTCTATATCGCTTGTGTAAATAATGACAATACCAAACAAGTGTTCTATAAATACAATGCTGACTTCTCTACTTTAATGTCGAAGCAAACATTCACAGATAAAAATAGATTAGGTCATTGTAATACATTATGTGCTTACAAAGGCAAAATCTATGTGGCTAATGGTGCTGTCAATCCTAATCAAGTAGCTGTTATGACTACTGATATGGCTATTGAAAGTACGGTAAACTTCCCTAACAAGGTATTTAACCTAGCCTACGATAAAATAGCTAATAAGTTTATTTCTATCTTGTATACTGGTACTACAAAACAACGTACTATTCAGTATTACAACGAAAGTAGAGTGTTGGAAAATACTACAACTGTTCCGATTATTTCTACCAACCAAGATACTAATGGTGCGTTATATAATGGGAAAAGTATCGTATTCTCCGTTGGTGGTTATATTATTGAAAGTTTAGAAGGTAGTGTTACTAATACAGAAGTAACATCTGCACTTGAAGTTGAAGATTTTGCTATTGCTAATGGTGAAGTATATTTCACAGCTAATAACAATGGCAAAGTAGAAGTATACAAACACAGTACTAACACTAAGTATTTCAATAATATTAACTATACACCGCCAAGTATTCCACCATTAGAAAACAATGTATCATTAACTGGTAAAGATACATCTGGTACTGAATGGAGTTTGATTAAACTTTCCAGAGGCAATGGTGTTGAGGTTGGTCATAAAGATAAACCTTTAGCATTATCTGCTAGTCGTATTACATGGTGGGACGGTTCAAATTCTCGTTCTTTATTGACGACTAAAGATTTTGATAGTGCATCTAAAACCTTATATACTAAAAAGGAAGTAGATGACAATTTTATTTCTAAGGCTAAATATGAAAGTGACTTAACACTTTTAAAACAAGCCGTAGATAGATTGAATGCTTAGGAGGTATTATGGATATTCAAAGCGTTATTGTAAGTTTCCAAGAATTAGAGAATACTAAAAATAGTATTGCATCCGCTATTACAGAAAAGGGTATAACATCAGAGAGGAAGTTTTCTAAATTCTCTGACGAAATCAAACGTATTAATTCAGGCACTAATGAGCAAAACTTAATACAATCAATTTTATATAAAACAAAACAAATAAATTGGGAAGATACTACAACTACACTCCCTGAGGGTTTTGGACAGGGTATAACATTTAATAATGTGTTATTACCGAATATAGTATCTATTCCGTCTAGGAAAGTATTTCAATTATCTACTATAAATAATTTTTCTGCCCCTAATCTGGTTTCATGTGTTGATATATTAAGTGGAGCAACTGTCAAAAGTTTAAACCTACCTAAATTACAGAGTTGTGGAAACCTTGTTTTTAATGGGAGTGTCGAAACAATATATTTACCTGAACTCAATAAAGTAAGCAGTCAAATAGGTGCTGAAGCAACACGAACAATCGTACTACCTAAAATTGTTAGTTTATATGCGTTTGCCTTACAGGCTGTTCAAGGAACTACGAGAATATATTTAGGAAAGGATTTAAACGAATTCCCTGTACTTCCAAGAAATTTTTCAGCCACTAAATCTGAATTAGTGGTTGTGCTTGATACTCCACAAGCCATACCAGTAAACCAATTCACAGATGCTATAATCGACAACTATACATCAAGAGACGGTAAACTTATTATCTCTGTGTTAGACTCTGCGTATGATAGTTTTAAAGCTTCCAAAGATTGGGGTAGATATTCTCAATATATAAAAAAACGCAGTGAAACTCCTGATGATAAGCTCGAATTTCTTAAATCATATGGATTACGTTAGGAGGCAATGTGGCTCAAAAACGTGGCAAAACTAAAAAAATTGTTACTGTTAAATTAGATGATTTAACTGGTGGCATGAATATTGCCAAGTCTCCTGAGTTTATCAAAGATAATGAAGTTGTTCGCTTAGAAAACATGGAATTCGATGTAGTAGGTAGTAAATTAAGAACACGGAGGGGTTTAAGCACCCCTCTAGCTTCTTTCAATTCTCCTGTTACGCATGTATACAATGACTACGAAATGAATGATTTCTTCGTATTCCTCAAAAATAAAGAAGTATACAGATATGAATTTGGCAAACAACCAGTCTTGATTGGTAAAATTAATGGAGATGCGGAACGACCTTCCTGTTGTAAATGGAAAGGCTCTTTGCTTATTGCAAGTGGCTCTAAGTTACAAGAATACAATTATCAAGCACTTAAAACAATTGACGGTAGTCCTAACTGCGATATTGTATTTACACGTTCTTCTCGTGTTGTAGTAGCTAAGACTGGCTCTGATTTACTTATTTATTCTGCTATTGGCGATGTAAATAGCTGGAATGAAAATAGTAATGATGCATCTGCACGTAAAGATGTAAATGTAGGCTATGGTGATGGTGGAGACATTGTAGCTGTAGCTGAACTTGCTTCTGATGTGTTAGTATTCAAAAGTAATGGCTATATTTATGATGTACAAAATGAACCAGAAGAGTGGTCTATTACATTACTAGCAAATAATTCTGATGTAGTAAGTAGACATGCTTGCGATAATATTAACTCTGATATTGTATTTGTATCTACACGTGGTTTAAAGTCTGTCAAAAGTTCTCAAGTATATGCAAACTTTAATGTAATGGATATTGGTGATAACATCAACCCAGAACTTAAAAACAATGTTACTAAACCATTTATTTCCGACTTGCGAAGGACAAAACAAATGGTGGTAAGTGGCTCCTGTGGGCGTGAAATGTTTGTATACCACTATTGGACTGGTGGTTATGCAAAATGGATTTTCCCTTATAATGTTACATCAATTTGTGAAAACCAATACCATGTATTACTGTCTATGAACACTGATGATACTCATGGTGCTATTTACGAATTTGATTTTAAATATACAACTGACAATGGTTATTCCATTCATCAACTTATTCAATCTAAGGAAATGAGAGACACTCATAACCTTAATGCTTATAGAACTTACATTGACATTCAATCCGAAGAAAACGATGGTCGTGGATATATTTATATTAATGATTTACAACTTACCCACAAATGGACCACTAAAGAATTACAAGGTGAATTTAAGACACAAATTTTATCTCCAATTCTTCGTTTTAGGTTTGAAACAGACGACCCTATTATCTTTAAATATATTTCTTTTGATATAGTATTAGAACGAGAAAGCATGGTGAGTGACTCCTCAGCAGCACGTGGAAGGAGAAAATCAACAAGGAGTCGAAAGGGTAGAGACCAGAATGACTTCTTGAAAGGAGCTCATAAAAATGGCGGTAGCCCTTACAGCTGATATACAAAAACATATTGATGAATATCAACACCGTGTTGGTCGTAGTTATCTTGACGATTGGGATTACCTATTCCATCCTCTAGTATGGCTAAGAGAAGATGGTTCTTTCCTTACCTTCGGTATTATAGATGATACACTAGAGATTGATATTGGATGTGGTGTCCCAATGGTTGAGGGATGGAAACATATTCACGCAATGGCTAAAAAATTAGGGTTAAAACGTGTGGCATCGTATACAGATACACGTAATCCTAAAGCGTATGCAAGATTAGTTAAATGCGAATATGAAGAACGCACTAACGAAAACGGTACATATTACTACTTTACAAAGGAGGTATAAATGGGTAAGTCTAAAACAACTATCCATGAACGCCAACTAACACCAGAAGAACGCCAGTTAATTGCAATGCAAGGCAGATACTTAAACTCTATTCAACCAAGTATTGATGCACTTGTAAATTACGGCACAAACAATATTAGCAATATCGTAACACCTGATTGGCAAAAATTATACAATGACCAAACAGCAGAAATGCAACAAATTAAGAGTGAATTTACTCCTCTTAGTCAAGGCATTTTACCAGACGTATTTGCTAATGCTAAGCAAAACTACTTTAACCGTATGTATGAAAATACGATGGGTAAAAACTTAGCTAGTTTGGCACAACGTGGTGTTGTTGACAGTTCCAGATTTAATACAACTACAAATGATATGCAGAAAAACTTTGCATCTCAAATGTCTCAAGATTATGATAATAACTTAAAAACAGCAGCTGGTTTAATGGACCAACGCATGAGATACGCATCTACACCTATTGAATACGCACAAAAAGCACATCAAGCATCCTTTGCTCCTGTACAAAATTCCTTGGCATTAGCACAAGGTCAAAACCAAGCTACAAACCAAGCATTACAAACACAAGGTCAATTAAACAACGGTAGAACATTCGCTACACAATCTTCTAGCGGTGGTTTCTTAGGTGGTGCGTTATCTTTAGCTGGTTCTATTATCGCATGCTTCCCATCTTATGTAATGGTAACAATGGCTGATGGTAGTGAACAAGCTATTGGTTCTATTCAAGAAGGCGATAAAGTTAAGACACGTCATGGTGAAGCAATCGTTTCCGAAAACAGAAACATGGGTGTGCAACGTATCTTCTTACTTGTTACTAATAACCATAAACTCAGAACAACAGATACAGAAGTATTCAATACACCTGATGGTCGTAAAGAATTATCTGAACTTGCCGAAGGTGATAAAGTTGAAACTGAAAATGGTTTTGAACGTATCGAATTTATCCTTGATACAGAAGATAAAGAAGAAGTATTTGAATTAGTATTAGACACTGATGACAATATGTTCTTAGCAGAAGGTATTTACGCAGAGTCGTTCTAGGAGGCATAAATGCAAGTAATCCAAGTTAAAGATAATGACTGGCAAACGCAATTAGGCAATTTAGCTGGTATTATCGGCGGTATGATGTTTAATAACCGACTTGACCGTGGTGCTCTTCGTGAAGCTAATAATCAAGCTCAAAAAGAAGAATTAGCACGACAACAAGGTTTTACATCTGGTTTAACAAATCTTCAAGGTTTATACCAAAACCCTGAATATGCAACAAATAAAAATTTACAAAATCAAGCTATGAATATTCAAGCTGATTTAGCTGGTCGTGGTTACCGTAATGCATTCGGTTTAAATGCTGACACAATCGGTGGTGCACTTACAAACAATACTGGTGCAATTGACTACATCAAGGGTTATGGTCAAGCTAATCAAGGTTTACGAGTACATGACCAAAATTATCAAGATTTCCCTCAGTATTGGCAAGCATATGGTGGTTTAACACAAAATATTAAATAGGAGGTACTATGGCTGATTACATGGGATGAACACATGGCTATGGTATTTTCCAATATACAAGTGCTGATAGACAACAAGGCTTGGCAGATTTTGCCAAGTCTTTAGGCATTTCATCTGGTAGTCCAGAAGCACAATTTCAGTATATGTTAAAGGAACTTGGTCCAGAGGGTATTAATACACTTAATAGTTTTGATACTCCTGAACAAGCCGCAGTATGGTTCCACGATAACTTTGAACGTAGTGCTGATACTGATTTATATCCAAGACAAAAAGCTGCTCGTGATGCTTTCTCTCAAGCAGGTTCTCCTACGTCTATGACACGGTATCAGAATAATAATCCTCAAGCTCAAAACTTTGCATTTGATGACCCAAATGAAAAGCTAGATTGGGGTAAAATAAATCAATTAATGAATTACCAAGTGGCTAGTCCTGAAGTAGAAGCCGCACGTGCTACACAAGCAGGTCGTATTGCTGGCTTACGTAATTCATCTTACTTTGGCGAAATGGGCACAGCATTAAGTAGAAACAATGCAGACCAAATGAAAGCCTTAGTAAATCAAGCAGTATCTTCAGCTAATACAGCTAACAATCAACAAAAATTAACTAACGCTGGTCAATTAGCACAAATGATTGCTGATAGTCATAATAGTTCTAATAGTAAAATGTTAGCTAGTCTCGGTCAAGCATTAGGTGTTCGTTTAGACCCTATGGCTGATAGATACATGAATAACAATCAAATGGCTATGTTGAACATGAAACGTCAACAGGCAGTTGATGACCAAAACAGAGCATTTGCTCAAAAGAAAGAATTGGCTCAAATGCAATTCCAACAACAAAAAGAATTACAAGAGTCTAAAATGGCACAAGCACTCGCTGTTGCTGGTATGCGTGCAGGTGCTAGAAGTGCCGCAGGTTCTAAATTACCAGATGGTTCTTATTTAGGAGCAGATGGTCAACCTCATTTGACAATCGCACAACAAAATAATGTTGGTAAAATCTTAGCTTCTGGACAAGAAGAATTTACAGCAGCTTCTGATGCAGACTGGTCCAAAACATCTTATGATGGTTGGAAAGGTTCTGTAGCAAATACAACACAAAGTATTATTGATAAACTGGCTCCATATGCTAATACAGTAGAAGGACAAGATGCAATATCTAAAGTATTAGGATGGCAAAAATATGACCAAGATGCAAAAACAAAAGCATGGGGTACAGAAAAACAAACAGCTTATACAGGATAAAGGAGTTTAATATATGGCAAGATGGACAGACGGATTAGCTAATGCAAATGCTCAAGCCGCATATGAAAATAATTTAGCCCAATATGGTTCTGACTATATGGGTAAAGCCAGCTATAGTGGCATCCTTGACGAAACATTAGGCAACTTTAGTTCTGGTATTGACAGACTAGGTTCTGATATGTTAGGGTCCGTTTCATACGGACTTTCTAACATTGATGGAGATACAGCACAATGGCTCAGAGGACAAGCCGAAGACAAAGCAAAATTTTATGCTAATCTGTCTGCTTATCGTAGTACAATGGGAGATACCGCTGACTTATCATGGGGTGACCAAGTAACAAACCCTCACTATTGGTCTGCTCAAGTTGGTAACTTCCTTGGTAATACTGCTCCACAAGTTGCAATGGCTATGCGTACAGGTGGTATGGCAGGCGGTGCTGTTAATGCTGGTAAAATTGGTGGTCTATTAGGTAGAGCTGGTTTAAGTGAAGGTTTAGCTGGTAGTGTTGCAACAGGACTTGGTAAAATCACAAAATACGGTTCTGAACTTGCAACAGGGGCTGGCTTAGAAAACTTACAAAATGCTGGTTCTATCTACAATGACTATCGTTTTGCAGGATATGATACAGATACAGCAGGTGATGCATTTGAACAATCTTTAAATCAAGGTTGGGCACCTGCCGCACTAGATTATCTTGGCGACCGTCTTAATGTTTCTGGTAAAGTGGGTATGCTTGCTGGTGCATTTGCTAAAGATGGTGGTAAACTTATTGCCAAAGGTATTTTAAAAGATGCTACAAACAGCTCTTTAGAAGGCTATACAGAAGCATGGCAACAAGCTATTGAAGGTCGTATTAAAGGTCAAGAAGGCTATGAAAATGTATCTATGCTTGACCCATCTACATGGACAGATGATATGTGGTCTGCCGCTAAGGATGCATTTAACGTATCTATGCTAGTAGGTAATGCTGGTGGTGTTGCGAGACATTTAGGTAATAAAGCATTAAATAAAGCTGACGAATGGTCTGGCGTAACTGCTGACAAAGATATTATCAATGATGGTACACAACCACCTATTGCAGTAAACGATACACCTATGACTGATGCTGGTATTGATATTGCATCTGATGTAAATGAAACTCCTGATATTATTAACGAAACGCCACTTGGCAATGTAGAAATTGATGACATTTCTAATGCTTCGTACTCTCCTATGATGGAAGACAGTGGTTTCGCAACCGCTGTTAATAAAGCATTAAACAATCGTCCACCTGAAGATTATGCAGAAATGATGAATAGACTTCAAGACGAACGTGCTAATATTATGGAATTACATGGTGATAAACCTGTTGACCAACTCTCTCCACGTATGTTTGAAGAAAACTTTGTTAATGCTGGTTTAGAACCAAAAGCCGCACGTTTAGTATCTCGTAATTTGTACAATGATATGGTGGGTGCAAATAATAATGAGACGATTGAAGATACAAATGAAGCACCACAAGAAGAAAGTTTAGCAGATAAAGCAGATAGACTTGGTGTAATATTAACTGATGCAGAACGTGCTAACTTAGAACGTGAAAATCCAGATAAAACATCTGTTCGTGAAGTTGAACGTCGTATCGCTGACACTGAAAAGAATAATGCGTATAACGACCAAATTCGTGCTGTTGCTGAGCATCGTCAAGCATACAACGAAGATAGATATGCTAATTCTCCTAATAAAACATTCTTTGAAAATGAATACAAAGATAATCCTTATAAAGCACAGGATGCCGCTTATCGTGTACACAATGCAATGGAAGCACGTAAAAAAGATGCACGTAGTTCTGATATTAAAAAACAAGAACAATCTAAGAATATTCGTAACTACTTAGCTAAAGCTGGTATTAAACCTGCTAACGATTATACAGCAGAAGAACTTAAAAATATTACAGAATATGCTAAACATATGGATAATCAAGAGCGTACTCCTCAAAACGTACAAAGCTATATCCAAAATCGTGATATGGCTCAACAGGTTGAGAATGTAATTAGTACATTACCTCCTAAAGACAGTCCTGATTATTTACCAGCTAAACGTAACTTAGCACAACAACTAAGTAAACATTTAGTAACAATGGGTGTTAATGGCTTTGATGTAACTGGTCCACAATTTGAGAATGTACGTAAAATCTTGTCTACACAAGAACGACGTATGTTGCAAGCTAATATTGACGAAGCTAAACGTGCTAAAGAGGAAACACGTAGAGCTAACTCTCAATTAGCTGAACGTAAACCACAAGATGCACAAAAATTTGTTAATAATAAACAAGTAGCTGTGTCTGAAGGTAACTTTGCCGCCGCTGATAAAGAAATGGCTGATTATCTTAACAGTGATAGAGTAACCGACGAAGGCTTGCTAGAAATCCAGCGAAGATTATCTCACACTAGTAGAGAGCATAAACCTAAATTTAAACAAACACTTGATGCTTTGCAATACCGTGCACAAAAAGGAGATATTCTTGGTGGCAAGGTTGGTAATTACAATGTAATGGTTCGTAAACCTAATTCTGAATGGAAAGCACGTGAAGTAAAGGATTACACTCAAACTATTGACCATGATAATCCTACAGGTGAAGAACCTATCGTTACTCCATATGAAGAACGTAAAGCATTAAATCCTGCTCAACCAAAACCTAAGAAAGCAAAGAAAACTCCTTCTAAATCTCGTACAGTAGATGTAACTACAGAAGAACAAAAAGCTAAAATGAGTGATATTGACAAGTTGGCTAAGTTAAAATCTACACTTCAACAATTCGGTCAAATGAACGAAGAAGTAGCTAAACAGGCTATTGATGCTATTCCGATGGAAACTAAGTATGGTAAAGAGCAAAAGCAAAAATACAGAGAATATGTTCTTCGTCAAGCTAATGAAGATACTGGTGATATTGATTTAAGTGACGATATTCAAAAACCAGAAGACGTTGTATCTAAGCATAATGACACATTTGAGAGTATTGCAAAAGATATTCAATACATGAAAGAACATCCTTTTATGTCTTTACGTGAATACAAGCGGATTTATAATGGTATTATTGCAAAACGTAACCATTTAGTACGACAAGCTCCAGCGTTTGTGGATAGTTGGAATAGTATTTTTAAAGATGTTCCTAAATATAAAGTACCTAACGTAACAGAATTAATGCAGGCTATTCGTAAAGGCGAAGTTAAAATTCCTCAAACTATTTTGGGTTCTTTTATTGACAAACCAAACCACTTCGATGAAAACCTAGAAAAATGGTTTTCCAAAGATTACAACCTAACAGGCGTAACTAAAACTAGAGATTTTGATAAAACACGTAATGCTATCATTTTGCAAGCTATGCAAAAGGCTGCTACACGTATCAAAACTATCGGCATAGAACAACTTATGGATGAACTAGACGACAAAAATGGTAATCATTTACTTGGTCGTTTTGTAAACCGTGCTATTCAAATGTACCCTGTCTATAGAAATAACAATAAATATCAAAGTTTATCTGGTAAAGTTGCCGCAAACAGATTGTTCCAAGACGGTGCATCTGATTTCAGTAGCATGAATAGTCCATTAGCTAAACGTGTATATGCTGATGTTAAGAAAATTGTACCAGTTGTGATGAGCGACCGTATTGCTAAAAATGGTAAAATACAAGAAAAACGCATGAAAGATGCTAAAACTAAAAGCCAAACTCGTTCTGCATTAAAACGTGGTAACTATGTTAATGGCGTATTAGATGCTTATATCCCTGATGAACAAGGTGGTACATACGATACAAACATTAAGATGGATATTAAACTTGATGATGACTTTAATGTAGAAGCATCTATTCCTAACGATGTAGATATTGATGCATTTAAGGAAGCGTTAGATTATTACCTATTTGATATGGGTATTATCGCTAACGACGAAATGGTCGAAGATGGTAATACAGTTAAATTTGAGGCATCTTATATTCCAGAAACTGTATTTAATAATAGCTCCTATATCGCACAAGCCGCTTGGAATACATTAGGTGGTGTAGTTAGACAACATGGTCATGTTATCTTAGATAATGCAAATCTTGACGAAGTAGGTCATAAAGCGTTACAAACAGAAACTAAACAGGCATGGGAACAAGCTGGGTTTGAACTTATTGCTAACGATGATACATATACTTTAGTGCCTATTGAAGAAATTCAAAAATCTGTTAAAGCTACTACTGAAAAATCTAAATTTAACCATGAACCTAGTGAAGTTGAAATGGGTATTATGAAAAAGGTTGCAGACCGTTCCAAAGGGTTAGGAAAACTTACAAATGGAGAAATGCGTAATATCCTAAAATCTATTATGCATGTAGTCAATGGTGACCAACAAGCGTATGTAACTGTATTAAATTACATTCGCACACATCCTAATTTAGAGATTTATGTAGCTGATAGATTAGTAAATAATGACCCACTAGGATTGAAATTCAATGGTGCATATATGCCATCTACTGGTCGATTATATATCACAAGTGATAATATTACACCAACAAATGACACATTTGTACATGAATTATTACATAGTGCAACTGACTTTACTAAGACAGCTGACTTAAAAAATGTAGTAAATGATACATTAGACTTAATGAGAGAGGAGCTTGAAAAGGATGAAGGACTTGCAGGCGAAATATACAGAGCAGTTGGCAACGGTAAAATACTTGCATCTGTCAGCGAAAACGACCCACAATCTGTTAAAGATGTTATACAACGTGCCTCTAAAAATCTTAAAAGAGCATTCGGAGTTGTACGTAAAGATGGCTCTAATAAAAGTGAAGATGGAGCAGTTTCACATCAAGGAAAATTTGGACGTAAAAACCTTGATGCACTCGCTGGAAAATCTACACAACGAACAAGAATTAGACAATTTATTCAAAGCCTCAACAATCCAGAAAGCGACACCAACAGCTTAAAATTAATTATGGGTCTAGCTCAGGCTAACCAGAACGCACATGACTTTTTAGATGTACCGCAAGCTATTATTAATAGCACTATGGACACTAAAGATAAATTATTCTTAGCAGCTATGGTAGTACCAAAACTTGGTAATAATCCACAACTAGACCAAAAATACTATTCGTTTATTAATGAAATGTTCTCCTATGGTAATACAAATATTTTTAGTGAACAACAAATTAGAGAGCATTTCCAAGATGCTTTGGCAGATAGAAAACGTATACAAAAAGTAGATACATTACACCAACGTAATCGTGCTACTACAACACCTGAAGCCCCTATCGAAAGAGCATTGGCTAAAATTAAACAAGATGCAGATTACTCTATCCGTAAGAATGATAGAATTGACCAAGCGGAACAAAAGTTAATAGCTGATATTATGGAACATGGCGGTGGTATTATTGAACGCATTAACCCATCAGAAGATGGTATATCTTTTGCATGGTTCCGTAAAATGCTACAATCTCCATCTTCTTTAGCACGTAAACTTGTTCCAGAATTAAAGCCTATTATTAAAGCCGCTTATGTTGCCGCACGTACAGCACGATATAAACGTAGAGAATATATCGAAGACCTTGATAAACATTTCTTGTCCTTAGACGAAAAAGCTGGCGAAGACAAGCAAATTAATAAACTCTTTGATGATATTGATAAACGTGGTCGTGAATTTGCACAACCAGTTGCAGTTCGTATTAATGGAGAGTTGAAATACGCTATTATTAAACCTAACGATGAATTCACAGAATTCGGTTTAGGCGATGATAAACGTATGCGTAAATTTGTTAAAGCGGAACGAGAAAAGGGTAATCATGTTTATGTTGGTATGTCTAAAGATGTATACCAAGTTATCTCCAGTAAAGATAATATTGCCGCATACAAAGATAAAGCAAATGCTAATAAAGTAGCGATTGATATGTCTAAAGCGTATGCTAAGCAATTAGGTTATAGCGACAACGTATGGGATGCGTATGTTGGTGTACGTAATACACTAAATAAAATCCATAAAGATGTAAACGATAACCAAGTTGCACGTGGTAAAGAACCGTCTGCTGATTTATGGGGTTATATCCCTCGTGAGCACAAACGCTATGGTGTATATCGTATTGAAGTAAGATACAATCCAGAAACAAAAACATATGGTAAAAAATATACAGTATTAACATCTTTCGATACAGAACATCAAGCTAACCGATTTGTTGATAGCTTAACTCCTGAAAAGGGTGTAGCATATGCAACAATTCATCGTGATAGATACCAAGCAGATGCTTCTCAATCTTATGAAGGTTACTATTCCAATCTCACAGAAGAAGAAGAAAACTTGAATAAAGTATATGAGAAAATGTCTACTGAGGATGCCGCAGCATTATTCAATAAAGTACAAGGTAATTATACAGAGACTAAGAAATTCATTGACCATTTCTTAAAAGGTAAAGATAAGTCTATGACTTATGATGATTTCCAAAACTTAATTAATAACAAAGAACGAATGAAGGAAATCGGTCTTAACCCTCGTAAATTGCAACAAGAAGTAGCACAAGCTAACTTTGAAAAATTATTGAAGAAAGATAAAGACGGCGTTCTAACACATGAAAATGTAAGTGCATACTTGTATCGTAGTTCTGGTGCTCAAATGTGGAATAAACATAATCTTAAACGTGCTGGTGTTATGGGTCATAATGAAGACCACACAGCAGCTATTTACCATTATGCTATGACACAAGCGAAGTACCAAGGTAATGCTCCATTCTTAGACTTTGCTACACGCTATTACGAAGAAGCCTTTGGTGAAAACTATGAAAAGCAATATGGTCGTAATGGCACTGGTGCTAAAAATGCACGACAAGATATTGTCCATGATTATATCCAACGTGTAATTGGTGCACCAAATAAAGTAGATAAAGTTCTCAATCGTATTGGTCGTGAGTTACCATATATTGGTAATTTCATGGTTAAATACATGGGTGATAACTGGGTTACTAAATTACTTAACCGTAATATGCAAGCAATGGCTGTATTTAAACTAGGTGTATTCAGACCTACAGCCGCTATCGCACAGTTGGGTACATTAGCCAACGTAGCCGCTTTAACAGGATTTACTCCTGAGTTACGTTACGCAATGAAAGAAGCTGGACGTGGTGGTAAAGGTGGTAAATACGGCAAGTTATTTGATGACCTTGAAGTATATGAAGAAAATGCAAACCAAGCATCTGAATTCTTTAGCGATACACTAGACTATCGTAAATTAAAGGTTCATGGTATTAATATTGGCAAAGCATTTGATTTGTCTATGAAAGGCTTCATGAAAGCCGACTCTTATACACGTAAAGTAGCCGCTATTGTAGCCTATGAAAAATACTGTAAAGACCACAATATGGACCCTATGCAACCAAATAAAAATGACCCAGAAGGCTATCGCAAAGCGATGGAATACGCAAAAGATTTTGTTGTAAAAACAAACTTTGACTATAGTGATATTGATAGCCCACGAATGTTCACTCAATTTGGGACATTAGGTAAAACATTGTTACAGTTCAAGAAGTTCGGTGTTAAAGAAGCTGAATTCTTATTCACCGCTTTTAAACGTGAAGACGGTTCTATTGACTACAAAGGTTTAGGCAGATTTATGAGCATCACAATGGGTATGGCAGGCTTCATGGGCTTACCATTTATGGGTGCTGGTGATGATATGCTTAAATGGTTGACAGGCAAAGGCTTATCTGACCGTGCTAAAGACCTTGCGTATGAATGGGCTGGTAATGACCAAACTAAACAAAAAATTGCCTTACTTGCTATGATGGGTGCACCATCTATGTTCGGTGTAGACTTTAGCCGTAACGTAGGTTTTGGTGATTTAACTCCAAGTAATGGTAGTGATTTATTAGGTCCTACATTATCTACATGGGGTTCTCTTGCTGACGTAGCTAGAAACAGCCATGATTGGAGAGATGTAGTTGCTGGTGTTGGTCATTCGTTATCACCACAACTTGGTAATATCTACCAAGCGTATACAGGTAATATGCGTGACTGGAAAAATGCAGAAGATAAAGGTGCTTATACACCTGCTGAACGCATGATGAAGTTAATGGGCTTCAGACCTGCACGTGAGTCTGTAGAAAATGATTTAGCTTATAGACTTACTATGGCAAATCAAGAGTTAAAAGAAGGTAAAAAACAAGCAATCAATGATTTCTTGAGAGACCCTTCTGATGAAAACCGTAAACGCCTTAAAGACTTTGGTGTTACTGGTAAACAACTTAAAGATGCTAGAGACTTGAAACAAATGTCTGCTATAGATAAAGCTAATAAATACCTACCTAAGAAATCTTCTGTAGAAGCTGATAAGGTTAAGGAACAAGCTAATGTTTATAATACATTTGTTGACGGTATGTATGATGGATTGGAGGAAGAATAATGGCATTTTACACATTAAATGATATTGCGTATTTAGCCGCAAACTGTAATGCTGATAAAGCTACTTTACACTGGAGTGGGGGTTCGTATAACAATACGTCCCCTTACTACCACTTAAATATACTAGGTGATGGTCGTGTATGGTCTGATTTTAATAGTTTTGACGTAGCAGGCAAACATACATGGCATCGTAATACTGGTAATATCGGTATATCTATGCTATGTTGTGCAGATGCAGGCGTAGATACAGAAGGTAATGTAACATGGGGTACTGTACCACCAACTGATGCACAAGTTAATAAAATGGCAATGATTGTTAAAACTATTGCGGATGCCAAAGGTTGGGAAATTGATAAAGAACACTTTAAAACCCATAATGATTGGGCTATTATTGATGGATATTCTATACATGATGATGACCCTGATATGCGTTGGGATTTAATTGCGTTACCGCAAGAAGATGGGGACGGAGGTGCTATTATTCGTGGAAAAGCTATCTGGTATCATTACCACCCTGAAGAATGTAAAGATTAAAATCTATATTATCTTTTTAATTGCGTTATTTGCGTTCTGTGGGCTGTTTTATATTCTCCATAGGCAAACACACGTGGAACCATCTACACCCACCGTACAGCCTAAAATAATGAACGAGAAGGCTACTGTAGGAACTAAGACTACCGTAGCTTACGTTCCAAAAGAGCGAGAATTGGTTTACGTGAATAATGTACCTACATATGTAAAAGAAGATACCGATGTAGAAGCTAATATTGATAAGCCTGCTGTTACAGTTAAAGTAAATGGCAAGAAACAAAAGTTTGATTTACAACAAAATGAAACTCAAAAGTTTGAAGATGGTAAGGTGGTATTAGACCAAAAATCTACAGTGGAGTTTGATATTAAAGTACCAGAACGTCATGAACTTGATGTATACGGTCAAGAAGAATTCCGTGCAGGTAAATTCCATAGCCAAGTTGGTATTGATAAGCACAACGGTAAATTAGTATACGGTGCTAAATATGATATTACCGACAAAGAACCTATTTATTATGTGCGTTACAATCTCGTAAAAATGTACACCAATTAAACATTTGACAAATTGATTTTTATATGTTACTATTACTATAGACATAATTATTTCCTCCTCAGCGTGGTCAGGGGTGGGCTTGACGGCTCGCCCTCGGCTGTGCTACAATCCTCACAAACCCAGCAACGGTGCGTGCTCAGCAAAGGTGTTGACAACCGAACGCTATGGTGCTACAATGTGAGTAGGTGTAGAGCCACGGAACTTGCTCTACCGAAAGGAGAAAACTATGTCAAGAAAAAAGTACAAAATTAGAAGAGGTGTTGGAACACATTTAGTAACACACAGTATACAAAAAGAAAAGATTGAAGTGTGTGGTGTATGTGAATTTGGTAAACCTACCAAAAATTATAAAGAAGTTTTCTGTACTAAAAAGAAAATCTTCAAGCCAGTAAAATCCTCTCGTATACTTAAATGCTTTGTTCACAAGCAGTAAATGAGTGAACCTCGAACCTATCTAGGAATACGACAGAGCGTTATTTCTGAACGGCAAATCATGGCACTAGGAAGTAAACGTATGATAGGTGAGAGTAAAGAAAACGCACTGACCAAGCGTAGTATATAGTGGCGTGTAATCACGCAAACATCGAGGTTCTGGACAAACCGATGTAAAATAAATAACAGCACCCGTTTAGCGAGCGTGGTGATAGGCGTTATAGGCTCAGCGGTACAGCTCCCTCGCAAACGTAAGATACCCCGTCCTGATGTGGCAACGATGAGAACCTAAGTGGTAAGGTACTAGATAAAGGCAGACCGAGGCTAGTTCGCAACATAGCGAAAATCGTCGTAAGGTGCAACGCACCAAGCCCCCCGACATGGGGGCAGTGCAATCAGCAGTGAATAGCGACAACCAGAAATTAAATACAACAATCAACTACGAAGTAGTTACAAACGAAGTGCGTAGTAACAGATATACAGTAGATGCTCAACATTACTACCAATAAGTGATACAGTTGATTAGGTATTTATAACTGGTGCGTTCGCAGAATATCTTCACTAGCGTTCAGATATTGATTAGTGGGTAATACATATAAGAAAAAGAAAATACGAACAAAGATATTCCTTCTTGGTATTATCTACAACTACAGCAACTAACGATGTGAGTATTTCACCTAGCGTAGCGGTTCTACAGTATCAGTATTTTAGGTATTTATAACACTACCACTTAGAGCGTAATAATATTACTACAACTTAGTATATAAAACAAAGAAGAATAACATTACTCAGCGTAATATTGAATTACACTTCGTAATACGTTACACTTAATAGACCCCTTTATGGGGTCCTTTTTTATTTGACAATTTTAGTATATCATGTTATACTAAATTAAAGGAGGTAATATATGGATAGAGAAGAAAAAATTAAATTAATAATTGATATAACTGACCATAAAAGTGATTCTTTATAGAATGATAACATCCCAATTATTAATGTAAAACATAATCCTTTTAAAGTAAAAGAATTACTTGAAAACCGTTCTATTATATTTTGAAGCATTTGAAGATGTGCAATTTTTTTATTACTATCCATCTATATCTCCTCTTTTAATTTGTATATTTCTTTTAAAAATTCAGATGGCTTAGAATTAGATATTTCAGAAAATGTTTTGTAATCTAAACTAATAAATTTTTCAAATAGAAGTTGATATGAAATAACAGGTTGATTATTAACATTTTCCAAGTAAAAATTTATGTTATTATTATTTTTAGGAAACTTCCTTCTTATATAATTACTAACTTCTATTTCAAATTTTATATAAGGTGAATATGTTACATCTCTTAAATCTTGAAATATATTAGAATTATACTTTAAAGAAGAAGGAGAATCTAAAAAGAAAAAATTGTCACATGAATCAATCATTTTAGCTATAGCTGTATTTAACATTGAATGCACATGAGAAGTACTTATATTCCTTTTATCATAATCATAAGTATTTTCTTTTTTTAATTTTTTAAAATCATTAACATAGCCCCAAATTTGTGAATCAATAAAAACCTTTAGCCCAAATTTTTCATCTAATATTCCCGCTATTGCTATTGCAAGTTCTTCATCTTGATGTGAATGACTTAAAAAAACATCATATTCTCCATCTTTAAACCATTCTTCAATTATCTTATTTCCATCTAATTCATTTTCATAATTTAAATAATTTTCTAACTTTCTTTTTATTTCTTCTTTATTTTTTTCATAATTATTTTTTCCTTTTTGAAAATATTCTTTATATTTTTCTTCTTTTAAAAATTCTTCTTTAAAATTTTTTAATCT